CGCAGGAATTTGGGCGCCCAGGATCAACGGGATCCAATACCCGATTATACACCCCCCACACGGGTGTAGCACAACAAACAAAAGCATTACTATACGAAATTATGCATGCAAATTTTTATTTTGATTTTTACGCAAACTAGTTGTCAAGGCGCACCGAGGTGTGCGCAGTTGAGGATTACCAGCCCCCAACACCCATTACATGACGCGTAGTCTACTATCTTCTACCGGTTCTCCCAACCGTTGGGGCAAGTTATTCTGCTTGCGCAGGCAGTCTAAACAATCACTAGTTGGCGAGGGCAATGCGATCCAACGGTAGTCGAACCAGATAGCACACTGTTGACCAGGAGGCCGCGCTGGCACCTGTGGTCCTATAGAAAAGCTGGGAACTAGCAGACCCTGCAATCGCACCTTCGAGGGTGGAATACAAGGCAACCTGCGTGGTACTCAGTACCGCACCATACACGGTCATGCCGTCGGAGATCGGTGTGTTTAGAGTCACCGTGGTCTCCGCCGTCGTGGACGAGTTATAGCTGATACCAATGTTCCAAGCATTGGCTAAAGTAGTTCCCGTAGCAGGGGTGCTAGCATCTGCAGTTATGATGATCTTCCAGATGGCACCGTTACTCGTTGTCGTCACCACGCCACCACCACCCACTATCACAGCATTATTGGCTGTTGGGGTGGCTGATGTGTCCACCAGTGTCGCCTGTTGTCCAGCTCCGGAGGACACAGGGAGAAGTGAACTATGTGGTGTAAACATCGTGTCCTTGAACTCGAGTTCATAATCTACCAGGAGGTACCCAGCGGTGTCTGTGACACCAGCAAGAGTGTAGGCTTGCACCTCCCCCATCACGTTGTCGGCGAACGCACCGGACGTCAGCGGATCAACCAACCTCCAATTGGAGTCACATGGTACTTCCATGCTATGGTTGGTCCAAATTGGCCCAAGAATTGCGTTCCCGCGCGACATAACACGTGCGAGGAAAGTTCCGCTAGCCCCGTTCTCTGCGGGCTCCAGGGCGTTACCCGACCACACCAAGGCGATCTCACCGGTCACCGAGGTGGGCTGGCGGGTAACGAAGTGTACCACGACGCGTTTCCACCGATATTTGGCGTACGCACGTGCCATCGACCCCATTGTCGATGCGGGATAATACACTGGGCTTAGCGGGGCCAACGCTGATAACTGAAAATTCGATTGATTGTATTCGAATACAGGGGCCAGGAATTCCCGACCAGTCAGCGTGGACCCACCCAGAGTCCCTTTCATGACCGGCCGGGTCGATCGCATGGTGTTACCAATTGATACAGGGGCGGTCGTGATGGACAACGAGGGAGATCGAACAGCCATTACAGGCTTGGCTTGTGGAGGTTTAGTAGTTTTCATTTTAGGTGCTGTGGCAGCACCGCGTAGTTTGGTCATATTATATTTGATGTCAGAGATATCAGTGGGGTTGATGGCGCCAGGTAGTATCCCAGTCGCTCTAAAGAGTCCTTGGGAACCAACCAGCAACCCCGCCACAGATCGTTTGGGACCTTGAAGGATGTTAGCGCGCGCAAAATCTAAGTCAGCTTGGGCGAGGTGTTGACCACGAGCATAAGCGGCATCATGAATGCGACATGTATCGTCGAATTCATCCACCGCCGGACTCTGGTCATCAGCAACGCTTCCCTGGTACTTACCAGCGCTCCATCCTGGTCCACAATAGTTACCGTGGTACCGTAAGCTCATGGATTATTGAATTGTAGTAAAGGTTGGTGTCGTCAATATCATCTGGGTTGTTGTATTCAATGGTGGTCGCCCCGAATTCACGCTCTAATGCGATCTGTTCATCCGGAGTTATGCCCCAAGCGAGAAATGCACTCAGCCTGGCCCCGGCTGTCACCTCTCGATACGTGCCCTCCATGCCTATTGACATGAGGGCCAACCCAGTCTGCATTGAGGTATCATCCCCAATGCGACTCACCCTTCCCTTACCACTACGTACGTAGCACTGGTAGAACTCCTGCATAACTGGAACCCCAGCACATATAGCAACGCCTCCGTTACCAACTGCTGTGAGCCAACACTCCAGTGTTTTGTAGTGGTCCAACCCTATCGTACTCATCGAGTCTTTCTGCAGCGCAACATGTGCGTTTCGCACCATCACATATGTTTCCCCATTGAAAACCGGCCGCATCTGACAAAACTCAACTCTCTCCAACACATCCACTGTGGCTTCCACGGTCATCCGGAATCCGAGGCGCAGGAACCATACACTAAGGTCCTTTCTGAACTTCTCTTCTTCCTTCCTCTCCATGAACACCACACAATCATCACCATTATTCACCAACTTGCATTCAACCCCGCGGACCTTGGCGTAAGCGTGTACCATAGCGCACATAATGAGGCAGTTCCCGAGAGCAGTGTTCATGTCACCGCTAAACCGTTTGCCTCGCACCTTGTACTTCAACTTACCATCTTCAGCATAACCTCGTCCAACATTGTCAACCTGCCACCGGAGTAGTTTGCGAAGCCTCCGATCACCCGGGAATAAATCCTGGTAGACCGAGTGCTCCCACTCCAGCATAGCAGCCGACACATGCATGTCAAACTTGGTTGCATCCAACCCAATTCCTACGGGATCCGCAAATGAATCCCACTTACCCTTGATAATACGGGCAACCCCCTCCACATTATACCCCTTCATTACAGTAGGCCCGTCCCCCCACACCCTGGCTATTCCCTTGTATATTCGATGCTCCATATGTTTAATGTAGCACCCAA